TTTTGGCGAACTGTAATGTTAAGCGGATCAGGCGTTTGGCTTATCGCTTGTGATGGCATCAGGTTCTCCAATAGGTGTATTGCACTTAGGGCAGATTCGTGTGGACTTTGGTGCGGGCATCCTGCAATTAGGGCAGAACACCGCGAGCGCAGAAAGGTAATTCAGCGCATTTGAGCCTTCACTCAGTTCTGTTACCGCCCAAACCATTGCATCCATGCGGTCAGGGCTTTTTGTGCTAATTCCCGGTTCGTATTCGCAGAGTTCATCTTCTAGTTCGGGGAAATATCCGACCATGTGAAGTTTGCCTTGCTCAGAGAGCGCGGCAATAGGTTCTGCGCGTACAGTCTTGCCGCGTGATGCGGTGACTTTCTTTACGGGAACTGTGTTCTTTACTTGTTGCAAAAGATGAACTACCAAATCGCCGCCGTTATTCGTTTCAGCGATGATGCGGTCTGCTTTGTGTAGTTCAAAGGCATAGACGGCTTTCTCAGCCCATACTTGAGGAGAAGCCTTGAGTGTGTAATCAGCGAGGATGTAGTAATGACCATCTGGGCTTAGCCCTGCAACTACGATTCCAGTTGAGTCTGATTCATCGCCAGATGTGACGGCGGGGTCAATACCAACAACAACACGGGTGAGGTGAGGTGGTTCTTGAACTCGGGCAGTTTCAAGCAAGCCACGCGACCAAAGAGCGCCGGGGTTATCGTCAAGGATTGCGCCGTAAAGTTCTTGCTGACCTAAGCGAGTGCCAGCATAACGCGATTGCATCTCAAGAAGAGCAGACTGGGAAAGGTTCTCAGCGTTATCAAAGGTTGAGCCGCGTGTGACTACGGTTGATTCACGCTTAACGAGGTCTTTGATGAGTTTAGTTGGGCGAGGCGTTGTCGTGATGACGGTCTGAGTGTGATCGCCTAAGCGCAAGCCAAACTGCAACTGATTCCAAGTATCGTCATATTGCCAAGCGGCAAGTTCGTCAGTCCATGCAAAGTGGAACTGTGGGCCGCGCAGGGAGTCAGGTGTATCAGCCGAGAAGGTCTGAATGATACTGCCGTTCTTGAGCGTGATAATGCCGTTGGACTTGTTCCAGTCTTTTACCGCATCGTATTCACGCAAGATGCTCAGGATACCTGATACGCCCTCTACGCAGACATTTCGAGTGTCTGAGAAGGTACGCGCAACAATGGCGCAGCGAACGCCATCATTTCTAACTGCTTTAGCGGCAAGCCATTCAGCGCCTAATCGGGTCTTACCAAATCCTCGACCAGCCATGACCAGCCAATTTGACCAGTTACCTTCAGGTGCTAGTTGGTTCGGGCGCGCTATCCCCTTCTGAGGATGATGCCACTTCAGGTAGCGAAGTGCGGTCAGGTCGGGATTCAAGTTCTGCGCTGAGTCGCTTAATTGCCTCATCAACGGTTTCCCCATTTCCGACTACGGCAGTTCGACTCGTAGCGTTGCCTTCTAGGAGTTCTGTTTTGTCAATTAAGATGCCCAAAGTAATTGCGGCTTCTCTAGCCTTAAGATCCTCGACTATTCCGTCAAGGTGGCGTAAAACTTTGTTGCGTAAAGTCTTGAGTTCTGAGATAAATGATTCGCGGGTTTCAGGTACGAGTTCTGCTGCGGCTACTGCTATATCGCTTTTATGGGTTCCATTATCGGAATTTTCTTCAACCCATCGGGATAATGTGGCAACACCAATGTTAAGTTGCTCAGCAGTCTGTGTAAGGTTTCCCCCGTTAGCCTCAAGGGTTACTAAAGCCTCTGCGCGAAATTGTTCTGTGTAAGCCATGCTGAAATCTTACAGGCTTTTACTTACAAGCGCCAAGCGAGCATCTAAAAGGTCATCAACGCTAGAGAGGTATAACTGCCTTTGTTGATATGTAAGGCGATTGCCATAACGATCTTGTAAGCGTTCGCGCAAATGTTCGAGCGCTTCATCAATCTCTTCAAGATTCGCTTCTGTGGTTACCATGATCCTATTCCAGATACACGCCAACCAATTATAGGAACTATAAGTGAAATCAAGTCAAATGGCAAATCGCTTGAGGTGCTTTAGCGTTCGGCGGCGGTCATGGGCTTTCTGTAACTTATCAAGATCATACAACCCATCTTCGCAATCAATCTTATCTTCTTTAATCCAGTTATACACGGTTCTGTTTGTTACCTTGTAAAGCATAGAAGCCTGAATAACTGAAACTTTAGGCATCCAACATTTTTCCTAACAATCTCCATTGAGTTGAATCCCAAGTAGTTTCGCATACGCGGCAGGTGATAGTTGTTGTACGCATCTGCGGATTAACCTTGAGTTTAGTGTTGCAGGGTTTGCCAGCCTCATCAATAGTAGGGCAACTACCAATAACAATATCTTCAGACTTATGCCCTAAGACATAATTGACCTTGTTGCTGATAGTAACAATGTGCGTGACTAAATCTGCAATATCGCCGTACTCGTTATAGATCCATTGCTGGCGCTTGATGTGATATTCGCAAGTCAAAGTAATGCGGTTGATCTCTTCCCCGCGCCAAGTGATACGGGTTTCGTGGCGTATCTTTCGCATCTCTGATTCGTGCATCATAAGAACGGAGGATATACCCCCAGTACGCAAATGTAGGGTTTCCAGTCTGACTGGGAGTGGCGGTGTCTTAGAGCCTGATACCCGCTCTCCTTGCGCGCCATTACTAGGAAATAGTTCATCTTCAAGTTCGTGATAACGCGCAGGAAATAAGCGCAACTGCTCAACTGCAAAATGCCAGCACGATTCGCAAATCGGTCTTTCAGATTGACGGCGGCAGTTAGCGCATTTCATCGTGAAACTTCTTGCCTCCGTGAGTAGTTGTTAAATGCCAGTAATGACATTCAGGGCATAAATAAGATCGCATCTTGCGAGAGCCGTTGTGCTTGTGAATAGTTTTCTTAGATTTATCGGCTTCGCCTTTAGACCTAAACGCTATCTTATCGCACATCTCGTTTAGCCTTGAGAGCATCAACATCGGCAGGGTTGTAATAAACCTGCTTGCCTTTTTTCTCAACCCATACCAACTGCTTGCGGTGTTGAAGTTGATGAAGATTATTCTTGGTAATGCCAAGAATCTCGCATACGGTCTTTGAGTCAATTAGTTCCATGATGACCACTCAGGTTCGTCAGCAACTACTGGCTTTGACTTCTTTGCGCCAACAAGTTCAAGAGTGATGCTATCTGCTTTAATTTCTAATCCTTGCTTTTGCGTTCCGTCTTTGGCGGTGTAGTTGGACTGCTTAAATGCGCCAGTAACCTGAACACGCTGACCCTTTGCTACTGAATCGGCAACGAGTTCTGCTTGCTTGCCAACAACTGAAACAGAGAACCAAGTAGTGATCCCATCTGCCCAATTACCTGCCTTATCCTTCTCACGCGGGGTATAAGCAAGAGAGAAGCGAGCAACACCAAATGAGCCGTTCTTTCCGTCATAGAATTTAATCTCGGGATCTGTTCCTACATTTCCGCTAACTGTTATCTGCGCCATGTGATGCCTCCAATTTGTTGTAATTGCCTTCGTTGTCTAACACTACTACCTCTGCATCGTGAAGATGTAAGGGGTATTCGGCGGGATCTGCCCATGAAGGAACCATCCAGCCTTTCACCGTAGCCAGTTCTGGGTTTAGGTGAATACTATTTGTGCCTAAGTTATGGCACTTGTGATGAACCGCGATCAGGTTGGCAACTTCATCCTTGCCCCCACGCGATTTGAGTTTTCTGTGATGCAGAGCAAAATCATCGCCGGGTAATCCACACGATTCGCAATAGCCTTTAGCGCGAGCCAATACTGTTTCAGCAATCTTCTTATCCACGCTTTACCTGCTCGTAGAAATAGAATGGCGCGGAGGTGTATGGGTCTTTGCTTGCTGCTATTTTCAATGCCTCTTCAAGAGTTGCTTCATGTGCCAGCGCGCCAAGAGCGAGGCTAGAACCCGATCCAATAGCGTAATGACCGCTACCGTCAAGGCTAATGGCAAAATCGTCAGCCAAATCAAACACTTCACCACCAACCGCGATAAGAAACGCGAATCTTGTTTCGTCATCTTTGTCATCCTCTAATTTGAAATCGTTATCTTTAAAACATTGCTTGAGAGATGGAACTACCTTGGCGATCATAAAGTGATACAGGTCTTTTTTATCTGCTGCCGTTGGAGTTGGTGGAACCCAGATGTGCTGAGCAATATCGCAAGCAGAACTAAGTCCAGCGCCAGCGATCAAGTATTGACCGCGTTGAGTTATCTTTGCCATTTTGGGATGTGAATATTTGCGAACCGAGGTGACTTGGCTATCTGCGCCTATGACTACGCGATCTTCATATTGGATTGCCGCGATTGTGGTCATGGGCATACCTTACACTAGAAATAAAATAAGGGCGGGAGCGGAGAACTGGAGGTTTCTCTGCTCAACCGCCCTTGTGTCCTAGTGGAACGGCACTAGGAACTTTAGTACCAGTAATGGCTATGCCAGAACCGGAGAGCCTTGCAGGGCGAACCGTAGCGATCTCTCACATAGTTCAACCCTATTTGGATTTGCTTTTCAACAGTTGCTTTTGGGTTAAGCCCTAGCCGTTGCGGAATCCCGCCAGCATAGAATTTAATCCACTTGCCATCTATAAGCATTTTAACGGGCGTATGATTTTTAGCATCAGGCCGCCAGTTAGATTCATTCTGCCAAAGAGTTTGCAAGCATCCCCATTGAGTTGCCCATCCATAATTATTTAATTGTAGTTTTGCATATTGCTTTGCCGCCATTGGTGTTCGTTGTACGAACATCTGCTTTGGTGCTAATGCGTATGACGGGTTAGCGAGCGCGAGTCCTACCGCTAGTGCGGCTGCTAAAAGGAGTCGAGCCTGTAACCTCAGCGCGCGCCAATCTCTCCCCTGTCTAAGACTTCGATGGCGTTGCCTCCATTGATTGTAGTCTGCATTTCTGCATCCCCTTTCTTTGGTTGTGCGGTTATTGTAGTGCAGGTCGAGCAAGCGCGGTCAAATACGATCCATTCCCCGCATGATTTACACCTGCCGATATTCCATTCTGTGTTCACAAAACTAAATCATCTACTAATTCTTCAAGCATCTGAAGATCACCCGAGTTATCAAGGGTGCGATCAAAGATCCAATCATCCATAGCGGTTTCAGAACTATGCTCGTTGGCTGGATAAATACCTCTGCGATTTATGCGCCACACTTCCCCAAACATCCACTTGATTTCTTGGGCTTCGTCAGGGAATCGAACATCAGTCACTACAACTTTATCGCCAGCCTCAACATTGCCCAAAGCCATCTCAATCCACAACTGCGGATCAATGATGTTGCGACCTACCTCAGTACCCAATACCTGAAGCAAGCGCCGAACCTCTGGCATCTTCTTAGCCGCCTCCCACCCAAAGTCATCAAAATATTCTGAAAGGTGAAGTGGAAATTCTGCGCGTACTGCGATGATTGGATCAAGCGCAAACAAACACTCTCTGATCTTGTCGGCAAACGCTACACGCTTGTAGCCGTGATGCTGAACAAGGATGTTGGCAACCGTATCTTTTCCGGACTGGGCGTACCCAGACAATCCAATAATCATTTGCAATCCTCACAATAATTAGGGGTTCGTAAATATTTGCTTGCGGTGTAATAGACCTTTGAGCAATGAACGCAACGCGCTTGCTTTAATTTAGTTCTGCGGCTTGACGGTGATCCTTGAGTGAGCCATACCCACATCAAGAACATTCCCGTTGCCATTCCAAGATAACCTAAAATCATTTGGCTTCCTCCAAGCATTGCTCGCAATCTTCTTTCATAAGCACCAAACAAAGGCAACCTTTTTCATCGCAGGTATTGCCATGCTCGTAACACACATCAGGATTCATTAGTGACCTCCCCAACCTGTGCCGCGAAAATGTGCTGGCGTTGCTTGGAACTGTTTGCTCATCTGCTGGTTACAGAGTGGGCAGTTAGGTATAGAGCCATCTTCAAAAGACTGATACATCTCAATCTGAGATTGATCTGCTTGGCAACGATATACATAAGTTGGCATTAGAAAAGTCCAATCTGTTCAATAGTTGAAACAACCCAAACAATGCAATCGTTTCCATTTTCATTCTTACGGGTTTTGCCGGAATCGTAGATCAAGTTTTCTTTGAGCAACTTGCCGCGAGTAGGGCGCAAAGTATCGCCACTCATTTTGAGAGCAAACTGCATTTCCTGATCTGTGGCTCCCTGATCCATGCGATCAACAAGAAATTGATACACGCGGGCTTTGTGAGAACTCATGCGTGGCGCGGCTTTAATCTGCGCTTGAATAGATGTTGTTTTCATCGCTGACCCAACGCAATCTGCGCGCAGAGATCCTGTACCTGTAAAAGCGAGTTTTCTAGCCCGTTCTTCACAATCTGCTTACGGCGCGTTGTGAGATCAAGGGCGCAAATCTCATCGTAGATTGCCAAGCGAACGCGAGCCTGAATAGCCTTGACCATATGCTCAACCGCTTCTTGACCTTCTGGAGTATCAAGCACAAGTTTTGTGCCGTCAATCTTCCAATGATTTTCCTTGCACATAAACTTAGCCATTTAGAGCCTCCTCAATAAAGAATACGAGTTGTAGAAAAGCACATCCTAGTAGTGGGATGCCGATAAGAAGTAGCGCGATCATTTATGCCACCTGACTTTCTAGAACTTGTGCTTTTGTTGGGCGCTTGCCAAAGGCAAACAAAGGATCATCTTGTGAGCGTGTAAGTGTTGCGTTAAAGCGCACACGATCGCCCTTTGAAGGATTGATACCAGATGGAATGGTTACATATACAGTCCAACCAGCATCAGACTTAACAATCATCTTGTAAGTAATGCCGTAATCGTTTTCGTACTCTTTGAGTCCAACAACTTCGCCCTCAACAGTTGTCTTACCCTCTGGTGCTTGAACACCAGAGTTGATAAGAGCATCTTTAGCGGCTGCGCGTTCTGCGGTTTTTTGAATCATCTCAGACTCGCGCGCAATCGCAGGTTCAATAGATGCAAGTTGCTTTTCGCTTAATTCAGCAAACTTCTTAAATCCAAAATAAAGAGAGATAAGAAATGCTGAACCTTCATACCCAAAAGCATCTTTGCCAGTTGAGTGTGCATCAACATAATCAATGAGAATCTGAACAACAGGATTGGCAGCAATAAAATCAATGCGCTTTTGCTTTTTGTTTTCGCGCTCAACATTGAGTTTTGCAATCTTGCGAAGTTCTTGAAATTTTGCCTTAGTCATAGAATCAAAACGATTAGACAAACATTGCTGACCAACATAAAGAAGTTCTTTTGTTGATTCATGAATCATGAGTGCTGCATAACGAATAGTGCGACCGCAATGGTGGCAACCATTAGTTTGAACATTTGCGAACTTGTAACCCTTATCAACATAACGGGCTACGGTTTCGCGGCGAGCCTTGGTTTCATTTGCATCTTGCCAATCAGGAAACAAATCAAAACAATCAACAAACGAATATGATTCAGGATCAAACTCGGGTGCTGATGGGCGATGTATGTCATTTCTTGCCATTTGCGTTACCTCCAGTAACTAAGCCGCCGTTCGGCTATGGCACAAGGATAAACCCAATAACTTACAAATAGCAAGAATTATTTTTGGCGTGTCTTTAGAACAAATGTTCGATTACAGGCAGTCAAACTCGTCTGAAATCTCAATATCTACGCCCGGCGTATCTGAGTATTCCTTGCTGGCGATTATGCGAATAATCTGAGAATCATCTGCGTATGCCGTACCAGTCAGAGCATCCCCGACACCGCGAGCCAATTTGTCTAAATCTGGGGCAACCGTTGGGTGATCGCGCTTAACCGTCTTGGGGCGCTTCAAACGAAAAACCATAGTAAGAATGATAGGGCTTTCAATGGGCTTGCAACCTGCTGCCTTCGCCGCGTTCGCAATGAGCGCGCGCCATGTCGCAAGTTCGGTAGCGCGGGAATGAATCATTCTGCCGCCCCCGATATGTTTCATGCTCCCTTGCGGTACGGGCGTACCATCAACGGAGAACTTAATCACGATTCGATGCTGAGAGTTTCGTAGTCAGCAAAGAACTTAACGGTGGTTTTACCTGTTGGTTCTTGCAGGTGAAGTTCACGCCCAAAGCGGTCTGTGTCTATCTCGGTCACGGTGAAGTGCTGACCGTTCCAATAGATCACATCGCCAAGACTTACATCACTTGCTTTGCGTATGCGAAGAGTTTGCATTTGATCCCCCTGATCTTGTAACTCTTACAGAAAATGGTGGCATAGATTACTTACTCACGCAAATCGCCTAAGCGACCCAAAAGCGCCCTTACCGATTCGGGCATTGGAGCGCCCTGTGGGGCTTCATCAGAGGTGTACCTAGGTGGAAGTACGGTCGGGGTAGTAATAACGGCTCTAGCGCCATTCTGAGGCGTTCTAGGGGGTAGTGGCTGATCTCCCCATGACCCCCGATTTAGCCAAGTAGCAGGATGAGCCGTAAATTGATCTACTCGATTGGGATCGGCTGCGTAGCGCTTGGCTCCTTCAAAGATTTCTTCAGAGGTAGCAAGTTTGAGCGCTCGCTTGTAAGCGTTCTCAGCATCGCGCTTTCCGACCTTTCTTGGATAAACTGACCAGAACTCATCAAACTTGTTTGATGATGTAGTTATTTCTGTATCTGTATTCTGTATTCTGTATTCTGGATGCGTTACTTCAGCGTTAGTAACGCGTGACCGATAGCGTGACGAACGCTCTTTGTTCTGCTCGCGCTTCTTCTCAACCTCAGATTTTGCAGTTTGGTGTTCGGTGTAATCATTGATCTGCAAGCCGCCTAAACACTCGATCCAGAGGCAAGCATCAACAAGTTCTTGGCGATTGTTGTTTGGATCTAATCGAAGTAGAACCGCATCAGCCAGAAAACCATCCGTAAGATATTGATTGGCATAGCAAAGACCTTCAATGTAAAGCCTAAATGCCCCATCAGAGAGCGGGAGAATCTTTGGGTTATTGGGAAGAGTGTCATCAATTTTGATCCAAGTCATTATTGCCCCCTTTGGGATATGGAAGAACTTTGTAATTTAATTTATTTAATAATTCGCGTTTTCTTGTTTTGCTAGCGTTGAAATAAATATAACGATGCTTGCGCGCTCGCTCCACCCAATAAACATTCTCCTCGCCAAACTTTTCAATCACTTCCTTGTTGCTTAAACCGTTTGCATAAGTTGCGTGATGCTGATGTTCCAAACCTCTTACCTTTGGGTCTTTGAACTTACTCGAAAGCCCCGTGTAAAGAAAGTTGGTTGCTTGATAAACAATACCCAAATGATCCTGAGATGAATCAGCATAAGAAACAATAATTTCTTTATCCAGCAATTTAATCGTATTGCCGATTAAAAAACTTTCCCCATTCTTGGGAACTGAATTATCAACCCACAAGCGAGTTAATTCATAAACATTTTCCTTTTCGCTTTCACCGCAAATGCCTCTTAAAAGAGTTGAAGAGGCGCTTACTCCATAAGTTATTACGCCAAAACAATCCCACCCGCCTTCATCAAAAAGGCCATACGCTTTACTGCAAGGCGCTTTCCTGTGAAGGTAATGGTTGGCAATAACAATATCCATAGCAAAATCGTAAGGAATCTGCTGAATTGAGTATTTGTCTTTTAGGCTCAATTCACTTTTCTTCTCTTAAAAACCCAACGGCTTTATCAAAAGCAAATTTGATCCACATTGCCGCAGTTCCTTCTTCTGGTTCCTTAGTAAGAACCAAGAAATCTCTGGCTTCTTCTAGATCTCCAGCAACTTCAGATCTAATGCGGGCTTCAATACTTTTTTCATATTCTTCTAAACGCTTAATCAGATCGTGATGATTTAACTTACATTTCTTCATATCCATCTCTAAACAGAACGCTTCGTGCATATTGCGAAAAGCATCTACTGCTTCTTCAAGAATAGTTTTCACGCGACCCCCTTAACGGCTTGGTTAAGGGTAAGCCCAAACTCATTAAGATCACGGCGAACGGGATTCATCTCTGGATCGGCGAGTCGCTCATTGCGAATCTTCATGCGCTCTCTGCGAGTAAAGCCACCCCAGATTCCGTACTCTTCTTCCATGCCAGCCTCTAGGCAATCCATGCGAATAATGCAGGTAAAGCAAACTTTTCTAACTGCAAAGTTATCTAACTGGCGTTCTTTCAAATCGCTTTCTTCCATATAAAAAATCTCCGTGTTCAAACCCCGGCAATTAGCCTTAGTCCAATCCGTTCCCTTTATATTGACTTCTCTGCTCACTTACCCACACATCCAATCTCTCCAGTAGGGTCATAAAACTTGCAATACGGCTTACAAAAATGAAAAGCCGATTTTTCTGGCGGTGGTGGGGAAGTCATTGTTTTAATCTCAGAAACCCAAGTGCGGGCTTCCTCAACTAACTTTGGATCATAGTCTGCTTGCCATACCCGTATATCTGAAAACTTGCCATCACGGGGAATGAATACCAAGCCAACAGTTTTAACTGGGTAGTGCTGAGAGATCAGGCTCCCATAAATATTTACTTGAAGTTTCTGCTGCTTAGTGGGAAGTCCACCTTTAGCCATCTTTTCCAGCGTTACAGTTTTGAAATCAAATACTGCTTCTGCTTTGCGCGAATAGAAATCGCAATGACCCTTGAAGTATTCATCGCTAAATCCTTCTTCAAGAATGAAGTCATCAGAAAATATGTCGTATGCCTTCAGCGCTTCATAGATAGCGGAGTGCATTGCCGTACCCATTATGGCTGCTAAAGACTCAGTATCGTGATTGGTTGTTGGAGTCTGGTTGAGGATATGCCAAGCCTGAGAGCGGCAACCTCCAACCGATGAAGCCCCAAGTTCAACCTGAACTGATCGCTCTTTTTGAGAGTCTGCATCTCTAAGCGCAGTTGTAAGAGTCTTGATAATGTCCATTGACCAACTCCTCTGCATCTAATTTATTTTCGTGTTCAAATGTGCAGCGAGTGCAAACATAAACCTTGTAAGAGTTGTACCAACGCTTATGCAGTTTTTTCCCAAGTTGAGAACACATATCGCAAGCAGCCATTAGTAACCCCCTAAACAATTATCTGAATGTGTGTGGATTGAGTATTGAACCAAGTAAGCACCTTTAGTTGGCGCGTATAACTCAGTTCGACAAGCACCGCATTTGCCGTACCACTCTCTAGCGTAAAAATCATAAGTCATTACAACTCCAGCGTTGCTTTGATAGATGAACTGATTGAGCGAGTGATATCTACCTGAGTGCGGATGCGATTAACATTCGCGCGGCTTGCCTTAACTGATGCCTCCGCGATCGCTAGGCGCAAGTGCATAGCCTCGTTCTCAATAAGAGCCTGATCTTCGCGCATGGTTGCGGTCATTTTCAGATCTGATTGTGAGTTCTTCATGCGAGCCTTTGCCATAGCAATTTCATAGTTAGCCGAGGCCGCGTGGAACTCTTGCTCTGCTTGAACGAGATCGCCGTGAGCCTCATCCATCTCTTTAGAAAGATCAAAGAGGCGCTTCTCAACTTGTTGTGGAGTAATCACTTGCGACCTCCAAACTCAAGCAAGCCAACAATAAACCAGAAGAACGCGTCACTCCAAAATACGAAGCGAACTGCTGAACGCACTTGGTAATAACGGCGTGTGCGACCTACGCGGGGTAGTGGGTGCATCATGCTCACTTAGTTGCCTCCGATGCTTTCTTTTCCAATAGTCTTTTGTGGCTTCTGACTGCCTTATCAACAGTATTTCCATTAACGGGAACATTGACAAAACCAGCAACCAATGCACCATCGTAAAGAAGTTTAAGTTCTGCAAGTGATGCAATATCAGGAATCTGATCTAATGCTTCAGCAGCATCATCTTCTTGTTCTTTGGTGTAAATAGGCGCTACAACTAGTTGTTCTTCACGGCGCGCAACCTTCTGCATTTCTTCTCTGGCATCGCCACGCGATTCGGCAAGATCAAATAGATCTCCCTTGTGCCACAGATCTAACGCCGCACCAAAACGCATACCAGCGTTACGCAACGCATCTCCAATGGCTTCCTTGATCGCTTGCGTTCCTCTTGAGTTTCCAGAATCACCATAACCAATACGAGTGATGCCGCAAACTGTTAAGCGAATCCACAAACCACCGCGCTCATCTAACTTAGGCAAACCATCTTCACCTACTGCAAAAGGTTCCCAAGACCAATTCAAATCAGTTTCAAGTAGTCGCTTGGTAAGAGCAGCGTGACCAACATAATCAAGTTTTAGCCCACCTTTAGGGATTTGATTTATTTCATTAGGAGCAAAAGGTTCAAGCATTTTTGCTACAGGGTGAATTTCTTTTTCAGCCATTTTATTCCTCCGTTACTTTGATGTTCTTTGAGAGTAGTGCATAAGATTTTGGATTTGAATACTTAATGTCTTCAAGCAGTTTCATCCACTCTTTGCCATCAAGAGTTACAGTCCATTCAGCCATCTTTACCTCCAGTTAATCTGCCCTTGTTGGCATTGGTAGGACTGTAAGGGATAACACCGACAAAAGGCAAGGATCTTGTAAGGTTTCTTTGCGCTATTCTTTTCCCATGATTTCCGTTGTAGTGCGTGTCTATGATCTTGAGGTGGAAATCCAATCCAGCGAGAATTTTCCTGACCATCTTGACGATATCTGCAATCGCGCCACAAAACTTTTTGCTGAGGCTATTGAAACCATGAAGGTATCTAACATCGCCCTAACGGGTGAAGATTTGATTGACGGCGAAGAACAAGGCTAAAATCCCGATCCCCCCTGAAACACAAATAAGCCCCCACTCAATGACGAGTAGGGGCTATTTTGTTAAATTAAAAAAAAATTTTAGAAACCACCCTTACGGGTGTCTTACTCCAGCCATAACCTATACTCCGCGCTCACACGCCCCTTGACGGGATCTACAAAGTGAAGGCGCTGAGAGGCCGCACCGTTAGAGGCTAGGAGGTCACGGGCGTATCTGTTGCCCGTTTCGACCGCCCCAGACATGAACACGCTGCCTTCTCCGTTAGCCATGTTCCAAGACTGATGCTGGTGATAGTGACCGATGTAGAGATCTCTGAAGTCAAAGCCCTTGGTGATCTGCTCGACCTCATCGAAGAATTTGTACGCGCCAGATTTCCAGCGATCGGCGAATCTGACAATCGTTGAGGCGGTTCCCCATCTGATCTCGTCACCGTGAATGAGCAGAGCCTTATAGCCATCGCTCTTACCTGTTGGATCTGGGATGTGTACGCGCTGAATATCTTCCTTGCTCATCTGCCAAGTAAGGCGCTTCTCATCTGCTAGGGCTTGCCCTGCAAACATATAAGCCAATTTATCCCAGTTAATGTCTTTAGGCAGTTCGCCAAACTTTCCAATACGCCCGTGATTGCCCGGCTCGCAGACTACGGTTACTTTCTCAAAGTTCGCCAAGAGAGTGCGCGTAATGTCTATGAGGATGCGCGAAACATCCACGAACTGACTCATAACATCTGAGTCCACTTCGTAGATTTGGCTCGGAAATATTGTTGTATTCTCGATCAAATCTCCACCAAGCATCAAGACAACATCCTTAACAGGATGATCCTGACGGTGGATGTTAGCGATCTTGATAGTTTTCTCAATAGACTGCTTAACAAGGCGCTCTGCCTCTTTGGAGTTATAGGTAAGGGTTTGCTTGCCTAACTGCCAGTCTGTTGAATGAAGAAGAGCAACTTCAGCCTTCTTGTTGCGTGAATCCTTTTTAGGTGTTGGAACTGGCGGTACTGCGCCAGCAGAGAGCATTGCATCATGCGCGGCTTGAACTACTGCTGCGGTGAAGTCATCTTTGTTTTTCTTAACATTCGCCAACTGGCGCTGAGTGTTTAATAGTGCTTTGCGAAGATCGGCAATCTGCGGATCTGGCTCTAAGTTATCTTTTAGGCTCATTTGGCACACTTACAAATCTTCTTAAGGTGCTTTTCAACACTCGCCCAAGAAATTGCATAACCTTCTTTGAGAAGCGCGTTAAGCAATCCATTGCTAGATATGCCCTTTCCTACCGCTTTATCAAATGCTTTTTTATCTTCATCGTTTAGTTGATTGTAGATAATGGCAACAGGACATAATGCAGATTGATAACGAACGGTTGCTAATGTATCGGCTAATGCCATAGTTAAACCTCCCCTTGAGAGAAGGGTAACAAACAAAAAAGACCCCCACCAATTAGGTGAGGGTGTGTTGAAATAAAAAAGTTACTCGGTGAGATTGTTTTGATACGGCGTAATGATGTGAGATTCAGGTGCGATGTTTGGTTGGCTCGTTGGATTGTGAGGAACCGCAGCGCCTCCCATAAATGATGGCACTACAAACATCAAGACTTTTTTAATATCAGTTGAGAATCCAGTAGCACCCCATGCGGTCATGCCTGTACCTGCGGCAAGAGTCAAAGCCTTGGGATCTGTGAGGCGTAGTCGGATCATGGCAACTTCTTCATCAGTAGGTTATATGTGGCTTGGTTGATGCCCGTAATTGGCATTTTATTGGCGCTCTGAAAGGTTTTTACGGCGTTGGCTTGGGTATTTGACCAACCGCTATTTTCATAGGCTTGTGGGAGCAATCCAGCCTTAAATAAAGCCTTCTCAACGGCAAGCACCGCAGCAGTTTTGCTGGCTGGTTTGAAATCGCTTGCGTTCCATGCGGGCGCAGAAAAGGTTGTGGCTGGTTTTGGTACTACGGTGGTACCAGTTTGATGTACCGCTACGCCACCAGCACCAAGGGCGGTAGCCCCTGCAACTCCACCTGCCATGAGTTTGTTTGTGCCAAGTGACTGAGCAGGTTTGATTGTTGTTGGATAGGCAGGGCGAACAATCGCCATGACATAAAGATATGGGCGGTGACGAAGATAGACACCATTGCCGTTTGCTTGTGAAGCGTTAGTAGCGTGATCGGGTGAGGTATTAGCGCCCACCGTTGTAATGCCATCCTTGCTTGCGCCTACGATGATCTCGACATGAGAAGCCTGACCGTTACCCTCAAAAGAGTAGAAAACTAGATCGCCGGGCTGACCATCATATTTGGCAACTACTTGACCGTTGCGCTGAAACCACGCTAATCCGGCGGGGCAGTAAGAAAAGCCTTTAGGAGTCTGCGCTGCTACTAAGTGTGAAAGATTGTTTTGAGCAAATATCCACGATACAAACATGGCGCAGTATGGCGCGTTGGGTACGCCATACCAATCGCCGTAAGGGTTGGCATTATTCGCGCCTTCAACAAACCCAACTTGTTGTTGTGCCGTATTGACTACATCAAGCGCGTTAGCCATAGATTACTTAGTTGCTTCTGTTGTTGCCACAATCTTCTGAGCATCTGCAAGTGCAGCGGTGACGATTGGAGCGGTGAGAGTTGCTGGCGCACCTGTTACTTCATCAATCTGATTGACAAGTGACTTAGGGTTCACGCGAGCAAGGATTGGAGCAAGCAAGCCGCCAACGATTGCTTTACCTGCAACTATCTTGAGTGAATCGTGCGGAGCAATTTCATGTGCAGCAAGACCTGCGGCAAGGATGCCGTAGAAATAATGCTCGATGTATGCTGCTTCCGATTTGCTGATCTTGAAATTAACTTTACTTGCCATTGTCATCTCCTGAGATATGTTCGGCGGCTGGTAATGTGCCAGCCTTTCTGAATCTTAACGCATCCCAAAGTGGGGCGGGGATGGCGTGTATGCCAAAATGAGTGCGATGGTGAGCGGTGCAGAGAACTTCTAGGTTGCCGGGGGATTCAATCCAAGCCTGAAAATCCTCATCGTTCTCAAAATGTAAGCCAAACGCTTGAGCCACTTTTACAGGATCGGTGTTCTCAATCTGAGAGAACTCAATGGTGGAGTGATGAAGTTCGGCTTCACCTGAGCAGAGATCGTCATTAACAACACATTTCCAAAGCCCTTGGCGCTTAATGCGAGCCTTAGCCTCGTTGAACATATTGTAATGAGGATCGATTTCGCGGGGAGCGTGTTCGGGAACATTGGTAATCATGTGGAGCGTTAAATGCTCCGAGTGTGCATCCGTCATTCTTTATCTTCTAGCAAATCCTGTAAGTGTTCAATCTCTTGTTTTTCCAACTTGAGGATGTGGCGAATAATCATGGCATCACGCTTGGTTTGCCCGATCATGGCGATACCGATGATGAGTTCAACAGTAACCGCAAGCCATGAGGCTAGGTTCATCCACTTAACATAGGAGGCA